AGCACTTGCAGTGAAACCACCACGTAATTGTGCAATAGTTTTACCCAATAATTTCATTGGTGCCGCATTTATAATTTCTGACGTTGGACTTAATGTAATTGTTGTTGGTGATGAAATTGTGTAGGTGCCTGACAAAGTTGAAGGAGCATTGATACTACCTGTTTCCAGTTTAGATATTATAACTGATCCTGTACCTGCAGGTGTAATCAAAATATTTTCATTTGATCTCGTACCTAATATTTCGTTGTCATCATAAGTGATTGCTCCGGTGTTTAATGACGAAGCAGACATTCCAGATACAGATGAATCAACATATGCTTTTACTGATTGCTGTGATGGAACATGAGTGGCACTATTAGATGCCATGTTATCCTCATCCTTAATTGCATTTGTAATTCTAGCATCTGCTCTTGCATTAGTAAAGTATAGGTTTGATGAACCTTCTGATAAAGCATCAGTGTTGGTAGGAGATGTGTCATCTGCAACTACCCAAGCACTGCCGTTATATTTTAGAATTTTGCCATTTGCAACACCTGATGTATCAACATCTGATAAAGCATTAATACTTGCCGCCGCTATTCTGGCATCCGCTCTTGCATTTGTATAATATAAGTTTGCCGGGTTTTCAGATATCTGAGATGTGTTAGATGGAATAGTTGGTGTGTTTGAATGATTACTGTAATTTAATACATAGGCAAGATTTTGTCCTTGCAACGTATCTGCATCTGTTCCGCCACCGCCTGCCGTTGAGTCATCTGCTACTACCCAATTGGTACCATTATATTTTAAAATTTTGCCTGACGATTTACCTGTTGTATCAACGTCTGCTAAAGCATCAATCGATGCCGCGGCAATACGAGCGTCTGCTCTGCCGTTTGTAAAGTAGAGATTAGATGAACCTTCTGCTATTTCGTCTGTATTATCTTTTGTTAAAATTTGTGAGTCTACATAAGCCTTAACTGATTGCTGTGATGGGACATGAGTGGCACTATTTGATGCCATATTATCTTCATCTTTAAGTGCGTTAGTAATCCTTGCATCTGCTCTCGCATTTGTGAAATATAAATTTGATGATCCTTCAGAAACTGCGTCTGTACTTAAAGTTGCAGAATCAGTTTTCCATTTAAATGAAGTAGATGTGTGATCATAAAATAAAACTTTGCCATCGTCACTTGCTCCTGGTGTTGCTACGTCTGATAAGGTTGTAAAGTTTTGTCCTGATATATTTTGTAAGTAACTTGATAGATTTGGTCCTGTTATTGTTAGTGTGTCACCGGATATTCCTGTTGATATTCCTGATGAACCAACTACTGTCAATGTGTCCGTAACTGTATTTGCAGTTGTTGAACCTGAATCACTTGTTACTGTTGCAAATAAATTTTGATTTGCTGGAATAGATCCAAATGATAAAACACCCGAACCGTTTGTTGTTAATACTTGTCCGTTACTTCCATCTGTTGTAGGAAAAACAATTCCAGATATTGAAACTTTTCCTGTGCCGTTTCCAGATAATTCTAAATTTGCATTTGAGGAATTTGTGCTTACCGTATTGTCTCTAAATTTTACATTATCCAAAACAACGTGTCCTGTTCCGCCTTGTAAAATATTGATGTCAGCATTTGATGGTCCAGAAATTGTTGATCCAACTATGGATAAATCACCTGTCGAACCTCCTCCACCGCCTGCGTTATTCACCCAATTTAAAACACCAGAACCATTTGTTGATAAAACCTGACCATTGGCACCATCTGCATTTGGATATTTCAATCCTGCAATAGAAACTTTACCTGTACCGTTTCCTGTGAGTGCTAAATCTGTGTTTGTTGTGTTAGAAGTAATCGATGAGTCAATTATCTTAACTGTATCTATAAGGACATGACCCGACCCATCAGGTGATATCAAAATATTTCCATTTGATGTAGAAACAATTGATTTGCTATTAACATCTAGACTCCCACCTAATTGTGGAGTCGCATCATTGACTATATCTGTTAATCCAGTAGTTCTGTTGTAAAGTTCTGCAAAGTTGTCGTTTACTTTACTAAATGCTGTTCGTATGGCATCACCCGAGCCATCGTTTCCTGCTACACCTAGATTTACTTTTTGTATTGCCATAAATTTTTACTTTACTTTATGGTATTTATTAATGATATTATGATTATGATTCGTCTATTAGACGCTTATCTTAACAGTTGTACCATCTCTCCACAATCTACCTGCAACTCCTGGATCTGAAGTTGGAAGGTTTGTGAAGTCCACCTGTGCACCTGTTACGGACAAGTTACCTTGGAACGCCGCTTTGGAACCTGTGAAGATAACTGCCTGTGTGGCACCTGATGCTATTGTTAAATCATTAGAACCGTTTCTAATAAATTGTCCATAGTTTCCTGCGGCACCGTCTCTTACAAATACAGTACCAGAATCAGCATCTAAAATGATACTGCCAGATACGTCAACTATTAAATCACCTGTTCTAGCAAGTGTGTTTGTCATTAATTCAACAACACCAGTTCCGTTGGCATCTAGTTTTAAGTTGTCATTAGTGTTTACTGAAGTAACTTTATTTCCTGTGAATCCAACTGCGTTACACGTTACTAGACCTGTACCAACAGTTTCTATTCTTAGATCTGAGTTGGTTGAAAGTTTTTGTATGTGTGATTGTGGCCCTAATTCAATTTTTTCGTTAACAAATAATTCTTTACCCACTTGTAAAAAGTTGGCAACATTGGCAACAATACCACCAATAGTGACGCCACCTGTTCCGTTTGGATTTATGTTGATACCACCATTGGAATTTATTGCCGCAATACCATTTCCGTTTATACCTATATTGTCAACATTTAATTCTCCGTCGATAGTAACAAGGCCAGTTGCTGTTTGTCCTAGTGTTGTCATAGGACTTGACACGTTTACTGTTCCTGTACCTGCCGCACCAACTTCTAAACTTGAGTTTGAAGCATTTGTGGCAATTTTATTGTCTTTGATTGTGATACCTTCAGCATCTAGTTGACCATTGACAGTTGTCACTCCAGTTACTGATAAACCTGCTGAGAAAGTTCCGCCACCTGTTACTGCAAGTGTACTTCCATTGAAAGTTAAGTTTGCTTCGCCTTGTAATGCGTTCGCACCTGTGACAGTTGTAATTGTGTTGTTTGTTGAACCTGTTAATACTGATTTTGTATCTGCATATGCTTTAATAGATTGTTGAGTGGCAAGTTGTGTTGCAGAATTTGTTGCCATATTGTCTTCATCTAAAATTCCTGTTACCGTTGCACCAGTAGCCAATGCTAAACTAGTATCAGTTTTTAATGCTCCTGTAACATCTAATGCTTCTGCAACAGTTACCTTAGTTGAATCATCTGAACTGATTGTTGTACCACTTATTTTAATAGCATCAACTTTAACTGCTCCTGTGCCAGAACCAGTTATAATTAAATTTGAATTTGAATTTGATGCAGAAATTTGATTGTCATTTATTGTAACATCGGCAACATTAACACCACCTGTTCCATTACCTTGGATTGTAACTGCACCATTTGTTACCGTGCTTGTCAATGTTGTTCCGTCTATTTGTAATTGGTCTGCTTCAAATACACCAACAACTTTTGTTTGATCACCTGCTCCATTTCCTAGGTTAATATTTCCGTTTGCAAAAATATTTCCTGTTGCTGTGATGTCTCCAGTTGCTGTTAAATTTCCTGTAACATTTGTATTTGCATTTAATTCAACTGTTCCTGTACCGTTTGGATCTAAAATGATTTGTTCATTTGATCTTGCAGATACAATTTTTTGTCCGTTTACATCCAAGTCACCACCTAATTGAGGAGTGGTGTCTTCTTTCAGGTCATTTGCCTCGGCAGTTGTACCGTAAAGTTCTGTAAAGTTATCGTTGATTTTATCAAATGCTGTTCTTAGCGGATCACCTGTTCCGTCATTAGCATTAGTTCCAATATTAATAGTTTGTTGTGCCATATGTTAAATCTCTCTTACAGGATTATTTATCGAAGTATTTTATAAACCGAACGTAAATTATACGTTCAATAAGTTACGATAAACTTTGTATGTGATGCTGTTGGCACCACCATTTACAACTTTTAATTCAAAGTTTGATCCGTTTATACCAACACTGAAAGTGGTCATATCTGACCCTGTGTGTGATTTTAGAGAGTTTTGTGTAAAGTATCCAGTAGTTCCATCATGGGTTACAAGTAAATCGTGTGTTTCGTATTTGATATCACCACCACCATGGTCTGCTGTCAATGAAACAACATATCTTCCACCTCTGAATGTTGCGTGAGGGAAAGAGTCTATCGTTGTTGCATTAGAGTTACTGACTGTTGTTGTAGAATCTGCATTTGCAGAGTTTGTTAAACTTGCTCCAGATACAGTTGTCCATGTTAAGTTACCTGAACCATCTGTTTTTAATACTTGGTCTGCTGTACCGTCTGCCGCCGGGAATGAATATAATTTATAGAAATTAACTTTACCTGTTCCTGAACCATATAATTCTAAATTAGAGTTTGATGCATTAGATCTAATTTCGTTTCCATGTATGCTCACTCCATCTATTGCAACAACACCAGTGCCGTTAGGTGCAAAAGTAATATTTTGATTTGTATTAATGCTCTCGATTGATCCATCTCTGTTGAATCTCAATGTACCAATTGTCACATGACCGTTGACATCAACACCTATTCTATCTTCGAGACCAGTTTGTCCTGTTCTTGTTGTTGATAATCTAAATTTAGTACCGTGTGTAGAAGCCGACCAATTTTCACCTGCCTCGAATATCATTTGTCCAGCAGAACCAAAACTAGAAAAGTTTGCTGTTGTGTTGTGTCCGTTTACATTCATCTTCCAGAAGTCTTCTCCGTTTACCGGAAAAGCCGCTGTCCCTGTACCGAGGTAACTGTTCACTCCGTTTGCAACGTGAAGTATTTCCCAATTTGCTGATGCGTGTTGTTCCCAAATAGTTTTTGTGCCATTCAATGCATAATGGTATATGTCTCCAGAGCCTGAAAGCGGAGCAAGTATCACGTTATCGTTTGGTGCAACGTGTATGTCATCTGCCGCTTCTAGTGTGATATCATTACCACCAATAATTTGTACTGTACCTGTACCAGTCGTAGTAATCATTAAATTATCGTTTGATCTATTACTAGTGATTTCGTTATCGTGTATTGTAACGTTGCCTAAAACAATATTTCCGTTTCCGCTCGTATCCAATACAAGGTCAGCATTAGAAACATTTGAAAACATTTTATTTCCTGAAAAAGAAATCTGTGAATTCACAGCAGTTTCAGAAATTAGTTCGTTGACGTTAGTGTAAAGATCAGTAAAGTTCGCTTGAACTTTTGTCATTGCCGATCTTAAATCATCACCTGTTCCGTCGTTTGCATTAGTTCCTAAATTTAAATTTTGTTGTGCCATAATCTATTATCCCTGACTTATTTTTAAATCAGTACCATCTCTCCAAAGTTGTCCAGCCACTGACGGGTCTGATGTTGGTAGTGTGCCAGTCATCATTACTTTATTTCCTTTAATTTCAACGTGTCCTGTTCCATTTGGATCCAGTATAATATTTCCATTTGTATCGGCACTTAACAGAGTATTTCCTGAAAGATTCAAATTACCCGATAATTCAGAGAAATTTTGGTTAACTTTATTAAAGGCCGTACGTAAAGTATCGCCTGTTGCTGAGTTTCCGTCTGTTCCGATGTCTATTGTTAATCTTGCCATATTATGTTCTCTACGTATTTATTAAATAGTTTTGAGTTCAATTATGTTCATAGAAACACTTAAAACATTGAGACTGTACGAGCGTCAAAGTAAACTTGGCATATACCACACTTTTCACCGTAAAAACACCCTATTTGTTTTCAAATGTGATTCATGCGGAGTTACGTTCTTAAGACCTAGATCTAAAGTAGATCCTGAAAGAGCATCTAATAATTATAAGCACGTTTGTTCATATTGTGACACTAAAAAATATGCACAAAAAGTTGGTGTAAAAATGAGAAAAATATACAAAATGGATGCCAGTTCTACAAGAACACTTTAATATTTACGCCAATTAATTTTTGCAGTACTCTCATCAATCGATTTTTTAAGATCGGCATATATCCCATAATGAAAATTTTCTATATCTTTCATGCCTTGGTGTAGGTGCACATTTTCTTCCAAATACTCTAATCTATTAATAAAATAAAAATTGGTGTGTTTGTAGTACCTTGCAATCTGCCTTAATTGGTATATCCATTCAAATTTAAGATATGCTTTCATGCTTACTCTACTTGGATAATTTATAGAATTTTTGTACATATTATTTTGACGTCTGCTCAATATTCCCTTATTCATTTCCCATTGTCTAGAACCCAATATGTCGAAACCAATTATAAAAATTTCATTGTTGTTGTCATGACAGGCAAGATGCACAGCAGAACAGCCTGATCCTCTATTTGTTGCAAAATCATGTATTTTGGTTGTGCCAGTTTTCGGATCGTTGCCATGCCAAAACCTGTGTGGATCATTCCTTTGATCACCATCGATTATGTAATTAAATTTTGGAAGATTTTGTATTGTGTATATTTTAGTATCTGTGGATATCTTATTATTTTTCTGAGCGTCTAAAAGTTCTTCAGACATCTCAGGATTGACTGAAACAATGTAATCACACAAATCTGGATTGTCTCTGTAAATGGCATTACAACCATATATGTTTCCGTTGCCTTTTAATTTTTCAATAGGAAAAATTGCTCGACTTTCGCCGTTGCCAATTACAAATGCTTTTGACATTTATGCACCAAAACTCTCCCCACAACCGCAACTTGAAGTAGCATTAGGATTCGATATCTCAAAGTGAGAACCGAATGCTTCTTCTTTCCAGTCTATCTTAGTGCCTGCAATATAAAGTATACTTGTTCCGTCTACAATAAATTTGCCGTTATCCCAAGATTCTACTGTGTCGGATTTTTCTATTTCATCGTTTTTGATAAATCCCCACTCATATTTGAAGCCTGCACAACCTCCGCCTTTGACTGCTAGGTGTACTGCATCTTTATCTGGGTTTTTAGACAGCAAATATTCCATTTGCGTTTTTGCTGAATCAGTTAATGTAAATGGTGTCATATTAAGTATTATTTAACTTTTTTATCATCATTTCTATCATCTGGTAAAATCCAGTTTGACGGTTCATTGTTAACATTTCATCTAACTTCATTCTTTTGAAATCGTCGACAGTAACCTTTTTAGCATCTTCTAAGGAAAGACTATTAAAAATATCTACTAAGATGTAAGCATAGCCTCCAGCAATCATCGCCTTGCTCCATGCTTTGAATTTTTCGTCTTCTCTATCAACATATAAATCATATTGACATTTTGTCACTTTATTTTCCATAACTTGTTTACTTTCACTTAAAGGATCGTCATTAAGTTTTTGTCCTAATCCCATAAGCCAATTGTAAACTTCAAGACTGTCGATTTGTTTAAGGGTTTCGATATAATCTTTATATTCGTTTAACTTGTCATCTAACTTTTGCTCCATAATGCCTCCGGATTTTTCATTGTTTTAATTTCTAATGCATTACCGTTAGGGTCAGCAAGGAACATTGTTTCTTGTTCATACTCTGTTCCTTCAAATCTTACGTAAGGTGGGTCAATATATTCTATCTGGTGTTTTGCAATTCTTTCCTTTAGTTCTGCAAAATCCTGTGCTGATATGTGTACCCCAAAATGAGGCACAGTTACATTACCCATATCAACATTATGTCTCTCTGCTTCTACTTTTTCTCCAGGTTCTGAGGCATGAAGAGTCAACTCGTTGCCCCATAAATTTATATCACACCATGCATCGGGATAATTGAATTCGCTATTTCCTTTCGTGCAACCAAGCACTTCAACATAAAACTTAATTGCAACTTTTAAATCGCCAGCCGGAATGGCTAAATGAAATCTATTTGAATCAATGTTCATCTGGGTCGTTGTCTCCATAATATTTTACTCCTATTGAGAACCAAAATAATATTGCTTCTCTTTTGCTGTTGAAACTCATAAAGGCTTCATTTTTCTCATGATCCCAATGCTCGTACCAACTATTGTCATTTTTAAACCACCACCCCCATTTGTGTTTGCAATTTGCTGAACACCAATGAAGCAATTCGGCAGGTACACCATAAGTTCCTAGACTCATATTGTACCTAAATTTTTTTTCATAACCACAGTCTGCTCTTTTAGGCAGTCTATAATATGCATCTTCACCTGCCCTTGGTAGAATTTTCTTTCTACGTTTAGGTTTTGGTTTTTTTATTTTCAACTTGTTCATAAAACATAATTTTATAAACTTTACTTCCAGTTGTCAACTATAAGTTTATCACCACAATTAAATGGTTTTGGTTCCCCATGGAAGACTGCGGTATGACAATCATCTGGTATAGTTGGCGGATTTTGGAAAACAAACTTTTTTCCGTTCCTTATTTTGGTATCTTTTTTGCCAACCATTTCCCATTTGTATGATTGAATCCATGTTACTGGCCATCTTGTTGCAGTTTTTCCTTCCTTTGCTGTGATGTAATCTTGATCACCGTGGTTGTTGCCTTGTATTCTTTGCCAATGATCATTATAGATGTCCCATAAATGATTCAATGATCCGGCTTCCCAACGCATAACTGAACTATTACAAATATGCCAATTTTCTATTCTGCATCTGTTGAAGTCTTGCAGTATACAAAATTTGCCAGGTTCGTAGTCCCATAGATTATCTATGTTTCGAAACAATACAACATCTAAATCAAAATATAAAAGTGTACCTTCCAGTGGCAAATCTTTAGAAAACATCCAAACTTTGCTCCACCAAGTTTTTATTCCTGGGTGTGAAGGAAATTTTATGATATTAATATCTTCATCAAGACCTGTTTCGTCATCTGTGATGCAACTAAATTTGAAATCAACTGTGGATTGTCGCTTACACATATTCTTAAGAATATTGACATATTCCGGAATATATTTTGGACCCCATTTTACGCAAATTATGTTCTTCATTATGCGTATTTACTTTTCTTATTTTTTATAAATTGCTGAATTGGCACCATGTTCTGCACATTCTACTTCTACTACATAGCACCTATTATTTGTTTTTTCTCTGATAAGTTTATCTGCAAAGTTAAAGGCGTGTTCGGCAAATTTTTCTGCACCAACACCATCAAAATATCTGATCTCTGCTAAATCTAATGCCTCAAGTTCTTTAAACTTTTCGATGTGTGGATCATTGTTATCTAATGCAAGTTTGTGATCAAACTTGTCTTCGAGCCATGCCTTTAAAGGTTTGAGTCCCCCAAAGTCCACTGCCCAATTTTTATCATCTAAGTTATCACAACCAAATGTGAATCTAAATTGTAAACTATACCCATGTAACAAATGACAATGCGAGTGATCTGCATTAGGTTGTCTAAACACACAGGCAAGTCCTATATTGTGTCCATATGTTTTTGTAGAGTAATATGTCATTAATGTAGTTTCTTATTCATGTGAAACTCTAAATCTAAGTCTGCTGTTTTTTCTTTTAAAGTTTCAGTTAGTTCGTTGTATATATTTAACTCTCCATCAAGTATACTTTTTAATAAATGAACTAGAACTGCAAACTCTGGTTTCTTAGTAACATCTTCTGGCACAATATTATTTTTTTCCATAGCATGAAGCATCGCTTCTGTCACGTCGACTAGTGCCTGAATAGATTTTTTGTGTTCAGATATGTTATCCATTTAATACTCCAACCACCCAAAGTGTTCCAAATATTATTAGTGCTATACTTGCCGGTTCCATATTTTCTCCTATGTAATAATTTTAGGCTTAGGTGCTTGTACAACATTAGAGGTAACTCTTATGTATTCGTCCTTAACTTTATCACCAGTAAGATCATCTGCAATAATTTGATTACTCGTAATTGAAACACCATTTTCCTGTCTGGCTGTTGCAAAAAAGTTTCCAAAAGCAAGTCCTTGTGGACCATGCATCATTACTAAAGGTTTCTCTATTGTGATTACACCGTTATCGCCTGATTTGAATTTTCCAAGGACTTCTTCCCCAGATACTAATTTTAATGATACTATATCATTTTCTTTGTAATTGCTCATAACCTTATTATAAACTTTATTTAGACTTTGTCAACTGCTTATTAATAAACTTGGCCATTCCTTCATAAGTTTCTTGAAAAACGTTTTTATGTTTTTTCCACTCTTCTGGCATTTTCCAGTCTTCCTTATTAACCACTACCCATCTGCAATCAGATAATTCCATTAATTTATCGAACTGATGAATCCAGTACGAGGGATCAACTGCTCGTTTAATGTACTCATAACCTTTAGTATTCTTATAGATATTGTTAACGCCTTGTTTTGGTAATCCGTGCAAATCAAATCCAATCATGAAAATAACTTTAGGTTTGAACATTGTTGCTACCACTCCTGCATAAGGTCCAGTCCCCCAGTGAAATGGTTGATCCCATCTTTCATCATTTTCATAAGGTAAAGGTGGTAACTCTTTCACATTCGGCCACATAGCAAATTGCCCAACCCAATCTTTCCTTGTGTAAATTGTAGTTCCTTTGCCGCAAGTATTTGCCGCTTCTTGACACATATGTTTGTCTACACATACCACATAATCTAAATTGTAATCTCTGAACATCGCATTACATCCTACCACTGTGGTAAACTTTTTTAGTGGTATAATATCAAATCCAAAACGACTTTCACCGTTTCCTATAATGCTTACAAACTTGGTCATAATACTATTTAATCACCCCTTTAAACTGCTTTAGAGCGGCGTACAGCACTGGTAAATTACTTTCGTATACTTGCATCACCCTTCACAAACTTAGGCCCTTTTTTGACTACAGATTGCTCATCAATTACCAAAAATTCCTCATTGAACATATCCATTATTCTTTTGTGTACCTTATTTTTTGGTAAATCTGTGTTCATATTTTTTAATTCATTTACAAATTTATTTCTTTTATGATTACTTCTGCAAAGACTTTCTGCATCGTGGGCCAACTTGTCTATCAAATATGCATCTGTTTTTATATGTTTTTCCCACTCTTTATCTTTTTGTGATTGAATTTTTGCTTGTTCTTTGTCAGTGTATACTTCTGTGATTGCAAATTTTTTTTCTACCTGTTTGGCACTTTTAGCATGACAATAATAACTTATTCCATTGTTCATAAATGAAGGAATCTTTTTGTCACATTTGTAACCATAATCTATGAGATGCTTTTCAACAAAATCCACAAACTCCTTGTCTTTTTTTGGATTGTCTGTTCCGCATATAGCATCAGGAAATCCGCTACACCAATTGTCTTCAATTAAAAAATATTTTACCCAGGGCATATCTGTAGTTAGTCTTCGTTAACCAGATGCCATACAGTTTTATATCTATCCCATGCTTTTTGGAGGCTGGGATATTTACGTCTTAGTTTTATTGCTTCTTCTCCTACCATATCTTGTTCGTCATATGATAATTCAATATCCTTTGCTTTTTGCGACTGAGAAATAAGTCTTCCTCGAGTGCCGTTTTTCTTTTGGACATATACCGTTTCTCCTCCATCTGGTGAAATGTAAATTGCCATTAGTAATACTGTGTATAATCTCCCTTAGGATGTGATCTTCTAATTCCATTATGTACTTTAGGATCACTATCTCCTTTATGTCTAGGAATGAAATGAATGTGCGGCCAAAAAATACTTTGTCCTGCCGCGGCACCTATGTTTTGACCAACATTGAATCCATCCATTTTCTTCTGTTTAATCCACTGTTCTCCACAATAGAAAGCAAGTTTGTATGCTTCACCAACATATGACACTTCGTTCTTTTTTGGAATGAATAATAAATGACCTTTAGTCACAGGATATTTGTCTCTGAACACTGCCACTTTATCATTCTCGTACATTGGTTTGTCGTTGCTCAACCATGTACTTTCTTCATAAAAGTCTATCTGTTCACGTGGTTTCTTGTATGTAGGTTTTTTTGATTGCATTGGTTTTTATAATTCCTATTTTTATATTAGTTGAATTTGGTCTGTATCGCAACCTAATTTCTTCCCAATACTTTGTTTTTGGGACAGATGTATTATCATCTGTTAGGTTCAATAGATTAACAATCGCTTTTCTTACTTTTTCAGCACCGCCGTGTTTTTTACAAGTGTCTGATCTGCCCACGTGTACTACTTTGTCTCCTATTTTAATTTTGTACACACAGGATAATCTAACAAATTTATACGGTGGATCTTTCTTGTGTTTGCATTTTTTCTTATCAAACGTGTAAAAATCAGTGATTGTATGCCATTGTATTTCAGCCATAACCTATAATAACATTAAATACGTGTATATGCTACCAAAAAATAAAATTGATACAGCAGGATTTAAAGAAGAAAAAGCAAAGGTAATTGAAGAATTACCACACGACTATCGAGGATACTGTCCGTCGCTGTGGAAAGAAATTTTCGTCAACACACGTGGAAACATAGGACCTTGCTGTGTATGGCGAGATACAAATTGGTCAGGACAAGAGTGGACAGGAGCAGAAACAGAAATCAAAACAGTTGGTAGTGATTTACATAACACAGAATATCTACAAAAACAAAGACAAACTGTGTTAGATAATAAAATTCCAAAAGGATGTAACTATTGTGTAAAGCAAGAAGAGATTGGTATAAAATCTCAAAGAAAACATCTCATTGACAAATTAGGGCCGTTGGACGAAAATATTCTTAAAAGCACTCGTGTACCAGACGACTCAATAGAATATTTAGACATTAGACCTGGAAATACTTGCAACTATATGTGTAATTTTTGTAGTCCTTTCGCAAGTCATTTAATTGGCAAAGAATGGAAGAAGTCTGACGAGGCCGGAGTCAGCAATTTTTTTGTGCAATACTCAAAAGAATTAAAATTCAGTAGTTCACAAGTAAAGTTAAAATTCTTAGATAGTTTCTCAAAGTTTAAAAATTTAAAATTTGTTCACGTTGCTGGCGGTGAGCCGTTTTATATGAGAAAAGAACTAACACAAATTATAGATTCTATTCCAAACAAACATCAAGTTACATTCAGAGTGATTACAAACCTCTCTTTATACAACGAAGAGATAATGGAAAAATTATCTGAATTTAAAAAAGTTCGTTTCCAATTAAGTGTAGACGGTGTTGGCAAATCGCTTGAAATATCTCGTTGGAGAAGTAATTGGGAGAACATACAAACTAATATTAAAAAATATATTGAGTACAGAAACAATCATCCGCATTTTGATATGTCATTTGTGCCAGCGATCAGTGTTTATACATTGTTGACATTACCAGAACTTTTACAATTTGCTATGGATAACAAAATTTATTCTGATGTTCTTTTTGTACAAGACCCAATACAACAGAGAATAAATCTTTTACCTGTTCATGTTTTACAAAATGTAAAAGAAAAAATTGTACAAAAATTTTTAGGAAATGAAATTAATAGTGAATATTGCAATTATCGAGATATTATACGACAACTAAATTATTACATTGAAAATAACAAAATAAAAGGTGAAACTATTAATATGTTTTGGGATTGGCAAGAATATTTTGAAAAACAAAGAAATTATTCTTTGAAAGAAGAATTACCTGAATTATATCCTTTGATTAAAACTCTTTAATATTAAAGTGTTTGTAGACTGCTTGAACTTTTTTTGCTTGATAATAACAATCTGCTAGGGCATTGTGAGCCTGTTTTCTCTCATCGCCAAAGTCTCTTGGTACTAAACCAAACAAAGTTCGTGAGTCTCTGATTTGCCAATACTGCCATGGAACTGGATGTCCTAATTGTGCGTATAAGTTTTGTAGAATAGCATAATCAAACAGAGGACCTTGGCACCAAAAGACATCTACTCCGACCGCAAATTTATTCAATTGTTTGATTGTGCTGTCTAATGTTTCTCTGTTGTCCTCTCCTAGTGCTTCTTCCTGTATTTCTTTAGGTTGTGATGTCCACCAGTTAAGTGTGTCTTCCATCACGTGCCTGCCCATGCTTGTTTGAGAATCCACATCAACTTTGAAATACAAAGGTTGTGATGGTTCGTCTTGTGTGTAAGGATTAAACTTTATTGCACCTATGGTCAGTATTACAGAGTTTGGATTAGTGCTTAACGTTTCCAGATCTATCATAGCATGAATCATATGTTATTATACTACGAGATTGTAAATTTGTCAATTAAGCAGGATCGCCGGAAGGTTTACCAGTGTTATCTTGCTCACTGAAGTTTTTAAACTCTTGTTCAGTCATGCAGTAAATTTCTCCTGCTGAACCCGGGTATGTATCCATCATGTACTGTTTCACAGACTCCGCTGAAGTATTGCACGATTCTCTAGAACTGTAAAGATCTTGTTCAAATATTGTTTGGCAGTTTGCACCAAAACATATTATTATTACCATTATGAATTTCATAATTCTCCCTTGCCGTTAAAAATATTTAATGTTGTTATTGGAAATGAAAAGTGCTACTACTTCTTTTTCTTATCTCTAAATGTATGTACTTTTGTACGCAGTCTTATTAAATCGTTGTCCAACATTCGGACTCTATCAATTAATTTTATAAGTGTTCCAGATGTAGCACCTAACTTCGGTGTAATCTGCTTTGTAATAAAATTGTAGAGATAGTAAATGAAGTACGCCAAGAAAAATACTGCTACAACCGGAAACCCATACTCGCTTATAAGTGTTGCTATGTCCATTAATCTTTCCTTGCGTCTTCTTTGCCATCTGCTCTAGCAACTCTGTCTGTGTCGACTGGTATACCAAGTTGTTCAGATACTTCTTGATCAATTTTTAAAATGTCGTTATTCATTGTTTTTACTCTATTATCTAATTGTGTAATGACGCTCTCAATAAACTTAATTGAATTAACAATGCCGCTGAGGATGTATTTTATAATAATCATCACAAATGCACCCATACCTATTGCGGCCACAATTGGTAATCCTACATCTGTTACTAAACTCCAAAAACTGTTCATAATGTGTGTATTTAATCTTTGATAGTGTACACTTTTATTTCTTCTGTCTTGCCTTTTACAGTTATACTATCAATAAACTCAAATGGATATGATGTTTCTATTGTGTGTCTTGTATCCTCACCAATTACTATGGTTTTGCCTAATGTTTTGCTTGACGATTCCAATCTTGATGCTAGATTTACTGCATCACCTATAACAGAATAATCAAATCTTTGTTCTGATCCCATATTACCAACAAGTGCTTCACCTGTGTTGATTCCTATTCCTATGTTAATCTGTGGTAGTCCTTCTGCTTGGAGATGCATATTCAATTCCTTTAGTGCCGTAGTCATTTCAAGGGCACTCTTGACTGCTAGTTCTCTGTGTTTTCTATTTTCAATAGGTGCATTCCAGAATGCCATTATGCAGTCACCCATAAACTTGTCTATAGTTCCACCATTTGAGATTATTACATCTGTCATGCGAGTCAGGAACCTATTGATTAATTTTGTGAGTCCTTCTGGATTGCCCTTGTACTTCTCACTTATAGGAGTAAATCCTCTGATATCTGAAAATAAGAAAGTCATCTCTCTTGTCTCGCCGCCTAGTTTCAACAGTGAAGGGTCTTTCTGTAATTTTTTAACCATACCAGGATCCAAATAGTGTTCGAACTGTTTCTTAATCTGTTTTCTTAATCTGCTTTGAGTTGCAAAGTTATTGTATGTGCTGTGTGCCCATATCAAAAATATAAACAATACTGCGAATGATGGATCGACCAACCAACCTTTATTTGCGTATGCCATGAAAGAAGCATAACTTATTCCACCAGTTATAAAAACCAGCAATGGTACTGATAACAAAACAGAAGTTCTAGGGATTAGTACAATCAATAAAAGACCTAACGCCGCCATGAAAAGTATCTCGTATGTGTCTGCTTCTGCAGGACGCAATAAAAATTCTCCAGTGAGTAAAGTATCAAGTGCTTGAGCAGTTATTGCCTGATCTGTTGTTAGGCCAAACGGTGTGTACTTTAGCACACTCAATCCCGCGGCATCTAATCCTATTACTACTATTCGATTTTTAAATTTGTTTTCGTTAAAATCACCAGACATGATTTCATCTACGGACATATTCACATAGTTTGCAGGATCAGTATAACTGATATACATTTCGGCATTGTGATTCACTGGTATCCCTACATCTTTCTTCACAAGTATTTCGTCTATGCCGTGTTCTTTGGCAATTACTTTTATTCTGCTAGAGCCATATAGTAATCTTAAATTTTCTAGTATCATACTAGGATACAATTTTCCGTTGATGCTTATAATCATTGGCATTTTTCTTACAACCGCATCAGGTTCTGGCGAGGTTACATTTACTCCTAAACCTTTTGCTGTTGCTGATAGTTTTGTTGTCGGAGCAACTATCCCTCCAAACTCGTATACCCATTGACTAGGATTTCCCTTTTCAATCATTTGTGTAGTGCTTGGAAGTATGTTGTCAACTTCATTTTTAACACTCATCATTAAAACAGAATTAGATTCGTTAAGAGCAACTGCAAATATACCATCTGTGTCCAATAATTTTTGTTCTAACTGCTCTCTCAAATCGTTGTCCATGGGCATACTTTTTAAATATTCTACACCACTCATTCTATCTGGTTCTGCATACAAGATATTATGATTAACTATTATTGCACCTGAGTCAACAATTTTTGCATGAAGTATTGCCATGATATGCCTAGGCCACGGCCATTGTCCGTATTTTTTTAAGTCTGCTTCGGTGATGTTTACAACTGTGACTGAGTCACTTACCTTATCTCGTGGATGTAGTACTTGAAAATAATCCCACGTTTTATATTTTAAGATTTTTACAGAGTCAGGATTATTGACACGAACACCTAGCAAGACAAGTGCAAGTAGTAAAACCATCCAAACAGAAGTTAAAATTTTCATCCGCCGCCAAATCCTGTCCAGTTCCATGGATCCTTGAACTTGTCTTCAACAGATTTGTGTGGTCTGGCTGTGCATCTAATAAACAGTCCAACTAATATCCCTATTAAAAACCAAGTAACCATTATCTTTCCTGTAATGCTTGTCCCATTCCGTTATGGAAAGGTGTTGTTACATAACTTAATACTGTTCTTTCTCCAGTTAATATGAAAACCAGCACATGGATTCCAGGAACCAGAGTGTATTTTGTATCTCCACTTGTAAATTCTTGAGTATCTATTTCCAGTTCTATATCATACCATGCGGCAGTATCAGACTGCACAGCATCTGGAGATATGGATATTATTTTTGCATCGATGGGTTCA